GAACTCAAATCGAGTTAGACGAAAACGCTAAGATTATTTCTATCGAAACTCCAGAAGCAGAAGCGGAAATCGCTGACGAAACTCCTGCTGAAATGGGTAAAAAGATGGACGAAAAAATGGCAGAAGAAATTGCTGCTTTAGTTTCTGAAAACGAAAATCTTAAAACACAAGTAGCACAATTAGAGGCAAAAGTTAAGAATGGCTTTAGTCAAGTAGCTGAACTTATAGAAGCACTTACTAAGACACCTAACGCTGAACCTATTGCGCAACCGAAACAAACATTTGGTTCTAACGTAACTACAAAAGATATGAAGTACGATAGAATTGAAAAATATAGAAACGCTTTATTAAACAAATAAAAATAAAATAAAATGGGATTTGATGTATCTGCATTAGCAAACTATACAAAAGAAAACGAAGCTCTACTTGTAACTTCATCTGTATTGGGTGCAAAAACTGCTGCTCTTATTAAGAGTGCAGGTAACGTTATGGTTGGCGTAAAGTCAAGCGAGAAGATTAACATTATGGAAACTGACGCTATCTTCCAAGCAGGTGGCACTTGTGGTTTCAATGCTTCTGGTTCTACAACTTTTACTCAACGTACTGTAACTCCTGGTAAAATTAAAGTAAACGAAGCTTTATGTCCTAAAGACCTTGAAGCAAAGTATTTACAAAAAGCTTTACCTACAGGTTCTATGTACGATAGCATTCCTTTCGAGCAAGAATTTGCTGATAAGAAAGCTAAGACTATCGCTGCACAATTAGAAACTGCTTTATGGCAAGGCGACACTGCTTCAGGTAACGTAAACTTAAACAAGTTCGATGGTCTTGTTAAGTTAATCGGTGCTGCTTCAGGTGTTGTTGCTGCAAACGCTTCTACCTTTATTTCAGGTGCTCCTTTATCTTCAATCACTGCTGCTAACGTAATTAGCATCTTTGATGGTGTTTATCGTGCAATTCCTGCTGACGTTGTAGCTGCTGACGATATGACTATCTTCTGTGGTCAAGATTTATTCCGTACTTACACTATTGCTCTTAAGAATAGCGGTAGCTTCAATTACCAAATTGATGTGAAAGCTGATAGCGAATTCGTACTTCCTGGTACTACAATTAAAGTTGTAGCAGTTGCAGGTCTTAACGGAACTAACAAAGTTTACGCTATGCGTTTAAGCAACTTGTTCTTAGGTACTGACTTATTGAACGAAGAAGAGAAGTTTGAAATTTTCTATGCTAAAGAAGCTGACCAAGTACGTTTTGTAAGCGAATTCAAGATGGGCGTAAACATTGCGTTCCCTGACGAAGTTGCTGCTTTCGTTCTTGCATAATTTATAGGGTAGGTTGAAATACACCTACCCATTTTTTCAAACTAATTAATTCAAACAATATGCCTTGCGCTTTAACTCAAAATTACTCCCTTGATTGCAAAGATTCATTGGGCGGAATTACTGAGGTTTATTTCATAGCAGCAGCAGATGTAACTTCTACAACAGAAGCAAGTGGTGTAATTACCGCTTTAGTAAAAGCATCTGGCAAGAGGTTCTATAAGTACGAACTTGTAAAAGGCACTTCTCAATTAGTTGAGAATGTTAATGCAAACGTACAAAATGGAACTATCTTTTATGCTCCAGAATTAACCATAGTATTAAACAAATTACAAGCGAACACAAGAAACGAAATCTTGTTGTTGGCTCAAAACACTTTAGTAGCAGTTGCCAAAGATAACAATAACAAATATTGGTATTTAGGAAAAACAAGAGGCTTAGACCTTACAGGCGGTAGCGCAGGTACAGGTACGGCAGAAGGCGATAGAAGTGGTTACACTCTAACCTTCACGGGTGCGGAAGCTGCCCTTGCTCCAGAAGTAAACTCAACTGTGGCAGGTCAATTAACCACCGCAGGTTCTTAGGTTGTTTTGGTTTTGTATATAGATGCCCTCGTCATTAATTTGGCGGGGGTTTTTTATTTTGCAAACAATCGCAATACTTTATATTTATAGTTGTGATAAGATTAACTAAGGGTCAAACCCAAAATATTATACTTACTTTGACTGAAAAGCAACTTCTTACAAACCCAAACTATTTGTTTGTTTTTGAGAATAGAAGCACTAACACCGAGATAAAGTTTATTAAATTAAACAATACGGATATAAGCGGATATAAGGAAAGGTTCAATGAGTTTAGCATTGTAGTAAATGACTACTTTGATTGCTCTTTAAACGGGCAATATTCGTACTCTGTTTACGAACAAGCAAGTTCTACCAATAAAAACCAAACAGGCTTAAACCTGCTAGAAAGTGGCATTATGGAGCTTTCAGGAACTACTATATCATACAACGAATACGAAACAACAAGCACATTCACAATAAGACAATAATGGAAATACAAGTATTGACATTTGCGGAAGCAAAGCAACCGGAATATAAAGAGAAAAAAGGCGAAGGGTATATGCAGTATGGTCAAAACAATGACTATCCGCAATACTTATTAGACCTATTTAACAAATCTGCAAAGCACAACGCTATCATTCGTGGCAAGGTAAACTACATTGTCGGCAATGGTTGGGCAGGGGAGCAAGATATGATTAAAAAGGTTAATAGAGAAGAAACCCTTAACGACCTAACTAAAAAGGTTGCTTTAGATTTAGAACTATTTGGTGGTGCTTATATCCAAGTTATTTGGAGTGTTATGGGTAGTCAAATCGCTGAATTGTGGCATTGTGATTATACAAAGATTAGAACCAACAAAGACAATACGCAGTTTTGGTATAAAGACGATTGGAAGCTTACACGCAATCAAGAAAAAGCCGAGATATACAATGCGTTTAACCCTGCTATCCCACAAGGTGTGCAGATACTTTATGTAAAGGAGTATAGACCAGGAATGAACGTATATAGCCTTCCTGGATATTTCGGTGCGCTTAACTACATCGAAAGTGATGTTGAAGTTAGTAAGCACGTTTTGGGTAATGCTCAAACAGGCTTTAGTGCAAGTAAACTTATTACTTTACCAAACGGAGAGCCAAGTCCTGAAGAGAAGCGCCTAGTTAGTAAGCAATTCGATAATATGTACACGGGTGCAGACGGCAAGAAGTATTTACTTGCGTTTGTAAACGATTTAACCCGTAAGCCTATTGTTGATGATTTAGGTGCAAGTGATTTAACTAAAGAGGACTTCGGTAGAGTAGACGAGTTAATACAAACTAACATTTTTAGCGGACACCAAATTACAAGTCCTGACTTGTTCGGTATTGCCGTTCCAGGTCAATTAGGAAATAGACAACAAATGCGCGATAGCTACGAAATCTTTAATAACACTTATGTACGCTATAAGCAAATGCAGATTGAGGGTGTGTTTAATATGCTTGGACAATATGCAGGAGTTACCGAGGAATTAAAGCTTCAACCGGTAGACCCTATTGGAATTGACTTTAGTGAAAATGTTATTTTACAAGTAGCACCTAAAGAATGGATATTAGAGAAGTTAGGAATTGACCCTACACAATACGGCTTACCTGCTGCAACAGAGCAACCAATGGCAGCAAGTCCTTTAAGTGTGAACGAGCATATTAAAGGCTTAAAAGGTCGTGAGTGGCAAAATATGCAGCGTATTATTAGAGATTTTAATAAGGGCAAGATTACTAGAGAACAAGCAAGTTCTATGTTAAAAGGCGGATATGCTTTGAGTGACGAGGAAGTTTCTACTTGGTTAGGTGCTGAGGAATTAGAATTTAACGAAACTGATTTTCAGGTTTTCTTTGAGTTTGGAGAAGATAGAAGTGCCTACGAAGTATTTAAAAGCAAATCAAGATTTAACGATGATGCGGACTTTAAAATGTTTGCAGATGTATCGCAGTTGCAATCTAACATCTTGGACTTAATTGTTAAAGACAAGCGTATTACTCCAGAGGTAATTGCTGACACTTTAAAAGAAGATGTAGGTGCGGTTAAGCGTGTTATTGATTTATTAATTGAGAAGGGGTTTATTAAGACAAACGAAGTAAAGCAAGGTAAAGGGATTGATAG